GGCGATCGCCGAGGACCTCGGCCACGACATCGAGGACGTCTATGCGCAGCGCGCCCGCGAGAAGGCGCTCCGCGAGACCTACGGCCTGCCAGACCATCAGTACCAGGGCATCACCAATACGGACGACCGCTCTGCGGACCTCGGTTCCCAGGATCCCTCCGGAGACAGTTCACCCCCATGACCATCTTCACCAACTATGCCGATCCGTGCACCGTGCTGCCGCGGATCCGCGATGCCTATTACGCGCTGCTCGAGGGCCGACGGCCCGAAGTGATCGAGTTCGATGCCGGCAATGGCGTCAGGCGCAAAGTCCAGTACGGCAAGGCTGACATTGCCAGCTTACGCGCAGAACTGAGCCGCCTCGAAACCGTCTGCGGACGCCAGGCCGGGATGCGCCGACGCTTCGGCCTCAGCGCAGGAGGGGGGTATTGATGCCCGGACACCTTCTCCGCCTCAGCCACCGGCTCCTTAACACGCCGCTGCTCATCCATCCGGCCAAGGCCGAGGTCATACTCGGCGCTCTGAGCGGCCGCGTTGGCTTCGAGGCCGGGCTTTTCAATGTGGAGGAAGGTGCCGAGGGACCTGACGCAAGCCGCTTCGTCGGTTCGACCCGGCGAGGGGACGGATCGGCCTCGATTGCCCGCACTGCTGACGGCGTGGCGATCATCCCAATTCTCGACACGCTGGTGAACCGCGGCGCCTGGCTCGACAGCCGGTCGGGGCTCACCAGCTACGAGGGGATCGCAGCCCAGTTGCGCGCGGCAGGGCAAGACCCGGAGGTACGGTCGGTGCTGCTCGACATCTCCTCGCCCGGTGGCGAAGCCGCCGGCATGGCAGGTCTGGCGGATATGATCCGATCGGTTCGCCAAACCAAGCCGATCACGGCCTTCGTCAACGACATGGCGGCCTCAGCGGCTTACGGCATTGCCAGTGCCGCAAGCGAGATCGTCGTCTCGCCTACTTCGATCCTTGGCTCGATCGGCGTCGTGATGCTGCATGCCGACCGTTCGGGCGAGCTCGCGGCGCAGGGCGTCAAGCCGACGCTGATCTTCGCTGGTTCCCACAAGGTCGACGGCAATCCGTTCGAGCCGCTTTCTGACGCCGTCCGCGCCGATCTGCAGGCCAGCGTCGATGCGCACTACCGCCAGTTCATCGACACGGTGGCTCTCGGGCGCGGCAGCCGGCTCACCGCCGACATGGCACGCGCCACGGAAGCCCGCACCTTCATCGGCTTGGAAGCCATCGCCCTTGGTCTCGCCGACCGTGTCGCCAGCTTCGACGAAGTCCTCGCCTCGCTTTCCCGGGCCAACACATCGCCCACCACCCGCCCGTCTGGGCGCAACGCTCGCAAAGGAGGGATCCAGATGAGCACGAACGATATAGCGCCCGGTGACGAAGACCCGGGCATCTCAACGGCTGAACACGAGGCGGCCGTGACGCTCGCCCGGCAGGAGGAGCGCTCCCGCATCGCGGGCATCGTCAACTCCGACGCCGCTCAGGGCCGCATGGCCCAGGCCATGGTTCTGGCGACTGAAACGACGCTATCGCTGCAGGAAGCCACCAGGCTGCTCCTCGCCGCGCCAAGGGAAACCCGCATCGACGCCCTGGCCGCGCGCGCAGGGTCAGGTTCCGAGATGGGCTCCTCTCCAAACCCGCAACCGCATGATCGCGGTGCCCGTGCCGAGGAGGGCTGGAAGCGGGCCATCAGCAACGCCAACCGGCGCTTCGAACCGTCCTGACAGGAGACTGCACAATGACCGTTCTCATTGAAACCAATCATCCCGGCGCTTTCCTCTTGTCCGAAGCCCAGGGCCAGCGTTCACGCGACACCATCACCATCGCAGGCGGCGCCGGAATCGTTTCCCAGGGCAGCGTGCTCGGCAAGGTCACGGCCGCCGACAAGTACGTCGTGAGCGCAATTGGCGCCACCGACGGCAGTCAGGTGCCTGCAGCCATCAACATCTACGGTGCCGACGCATCGACCGCCGACATTGGGATCGCAGCCATTGTCCGCGATGCCGAGGTCAATGGCCATTGCCTCGTCTACCACGCCGACCGCGACCAGCCCGCCGAGAAAGCCGCAGCGCATGACGCGCTGAAGAGCCTCGGCATCATCGTGCGCTAACCCGGAGACCAGATCCCATGTCGATCATGAACATCTTCACCCAGGACGCCTTTAGCGTCATGCGCCTCACGGACGCCCTGCGCGATATTTCCTATGTGCCATCCCGCATCGGCCAAATGGGTCTCTTCCAGACCACCAGCATCGATACCCTCGACATCGCCATCGAAAAGGACAAGGCGCAGAACCGGATCCTGGTTCAGGCCAGTCCGCGTGGCGGTCCCGGCCAGACCTTCGGGCGCAACCAGCGTTCCATGCGCATGCTGAAGGTGCCGCATTTCCAGGTCGATGATGCGATCTACGCCGATGAGGTGCAGCAGGTTCGTGCCTTCGGCGAGGAAATCGCTGTCGAAAGGCTGCAGGGCAAGATCGCCGATCGCGCCGCCGAGGCATCGCAGTTCTTCGCCCTCACCGAGGAATATCACCGCATCAACATCCTAAAGACCGGACGCCTTCTCGATGCCGACGGCTCGGTGCTCTTCGACTACTTCTCCGAGTTCGGGGAAGCACAGGCCGCCGAGATTGATTTCGACCTCGACAATGCCACTCCGGCCGAGGGTGTTTTCCGCAAGAAGTGCGCCAGCGTCATCCGCCAGATGGCCGGCATTCTCGACGGCATCCCCTATTTGGGTGTGACTGCTCTTTGCGGCGACGCCTTCTTCGATGATCTCATCGCCCACAAGGAGGTCCGCGAGACCTACAAGGGGTATGCCGACGCCTCGACCCTCCGGAATGCCTATGTGAATGCAGGAACCTCCGGCATTTATGGCAGCTTCGAGTTTGGCGGCATCACCTGGGCAAACTACCGCGGCGGCGACAATGTCGGGGTGGATACCAACAGGTGCCACCTGTTTCCCATGGGCGTGCCGGGGCTGTTCCGCACCGTCTATGGTCCTGCCGATTACATCGAGACCGTCAACACGCCGGGGCAACGCCTCTACGGCAAGCAGTGGGAGATGCAGAACGGCAAGGGCGTCAATCTGGAGTTCCAGATGAATGCCTTGCACTACTGCACCCGTCCTCGTGTGTTGATCCCCGGCAAACGGACCTGAGGCGCATGACAAGGACGTCCCCACATGACCACGCTCACTGAAGGCCGCCACCCTGGCGAGGGCCTCCTGTCGGAAGCCAACTTCCACCGCTCGCGCGGCAGGGCCACGATCAAGTCCGGCTCGGGCGTGATCGAGCCCGGCGCGATCCTCGGCAAAGTCACCACTGGCGGCAAATTCGCCCCGAGCCCGGCCGCCGCGACGGTCGGCGTCGAGGGCGCCGAAACCGCAGTTGCCATCGCGATCTACGGCTGCGACGCCACCGCGGCGGATCGGGAGATCGCGATCATCGAGCGCGACGCTGAGTGGCGGATCAGCGCCGTCGTCTACGAGGCCTCGGTCGATACCGACGCCGAGAAGCTGGCCAAGCGGACCCAGCTGGCCGCGGTCGGCATCATCCTCCGCTAAGCCCACCCCCCCACCACCACATCGCCAAGCCCGCCCACCCCTGCGGCCCGATCCGGCCTGCGGGACGAGCGCGCTTGCACCATCGCAACAAGGAGCCCCCCGGAATGTCTCTGTTCGACGACATCGACGGCTCGCTACAGGCGGCCATGGACCATGTGTTCGGCGAGGCAATCCGGGTGCTCCCCCAGTTGGCAGGAGGAAACTATGGGGCCGGGGCTCCCGACCCGGCCCGCCCCCCGCTCGACACCCGGGCGATCATCAGCCGCGCGCCCAACACGGGGAAGCTCGACTTCGCCGGAACCAGCCGCAGGGGGGTGGAGCTCTCGCTGGCGCCGTCCGAGTGCTGGATGGACCGGGCCGCCTACGCCGCCCTCGGCTACGCCATCCGCCCCGGCGACATTATCGAGCTCACCGAAAAGAGCTGCGTGCGCGTGACGGTATCCAACGTGGCGCTGGGCGACCACCGGGACATCGTGATCCACTTCACCGCCGGAGCTTCCGCCCCATGAGCATCATCGCCCTCGCGATCCGCATGTCGGCGACCCGCGCCCTTGAAACCGAGGGGGCCAGCCTCCGCCGGGCGCAGACGCCATCGGCGGCCTCGTTCTTCTCGCTGATGGCGGGGCTGCTGTCGTGACCGAGGTTCGCATCCCCGGTCCCGTCCGCGCCCGGTTCGTCACCCGCGCCGAGTTTTGGGACGACGACATGGCCTGCCCGATCCCCGGCGCCCTCTACATCGCCGAAGCGGGGGATGGCGGCCCCGGCCGTTGGTACTACGCCTGCCCTTGCGGCTGCGGCGCCTCGGGCGCCATGCAGGTCGCCGAGGTCACCAAGCCCGAGCGCAGCCCCTCGTGGGTCTGGAACGGATCGTTGGCCCTGCCGACGCTCCACCCCTCGGTTCACTACGTCGGCCACTGGCACGGGTGGCTGCGAAACGGGGAGTGGGTCCAGGCATGACCGAAACCATCGAGACGATCACCATTCAGGGGGAGGCCATCACGGCCTCCCTGCTCGTTTGGCGCCGGTTCAAGCGGCCGATGCCGGGGCTGGTCGAGCGGGTCTACGACCTCAACCCCCGGCTCGCTCTGGTTGGCCCCGTCCTCCCGGTCGGGACCGTCCTGCGCCTGCCCATCCCGGTGACAAAGGCGGAGCCGGACATCACCCCCGTCCGCCTCTGGAGCTAGTCCCATGAAGGCCATCTTCTCTGTCGTGGTCGGCGGGAAGGACATCACGCTGAACCTGAACCCGGTGCTGCAGAGCCTCCGGGTGAGCGACAAGGCGGGAATGTCCAGCGACACCGCCTCCCTCGAACTGGACGACCGGGGCGGCCAGATCGTCCTCCCGCGGCCCGGCGCCTTGGTGCTGATCAGCCTCGGGTGGGAGGGCCGGGGCATGGGCCGGGTGTTCGAGGGCACCGTCGATGAAATCCGCGCCTCGGGCTCGCGCTCGGGCCGGACCCTGTCGATCAGTGCGAAGGGCACGTACACCCGCGGCAAGCCCAAGGAGGGCCAGCGGCGCCACTTCGACGACACCACCATCGGCGACGCCCTGTCGGCGACGGCCGAGAAGGCGGGGCTCACCATGTCGGTTGACGCCGAGCTCAGCAAAATCAAGCGGCCCTATATCGCCCTCGACGACGAGAGCTTCGTGGCCTTCGGCGAGCGGATCGCCCGCGAGGTGGGCGGCACGTTCAAGATCGTCGGGACGCGGGCGATCCTCGCCAAGCGCAACGGCGGATCGTCCGCCGGGG